GACACAGACGCTCCTGATTTCCCAATAACGCGCGATACGCAAGTGGGTACGGCTCTAATGACGTATCATTACAATCCTTTAACAGGAGAAACATACGAATCTACAGGCTCGTTAGATAGACCCCCTGAAGGATTTATACCGATGGATGAAAATTATACTCCTGGTATGGGAACAGGCGGAGGTGCGGTTGATGCCCCCGTTGGCGAACAAGAGCCAGATTTCATGACTCAACTCAACGAGTTAATTGCACAAATGCAAGGAGAACAAACAACAGCCGCTGAAGCTCAAGCCGCTGCTCAAGCCGCCGAGCAACAAAAAATGAACGAAATGTCACAGAATTATGTAGTAGGGGGCTCAGCTATGGGATACAATCCTTATATGAGCGGACAATATCAATCCAACCCATACGGACCGGCAGGAGCCCCGGATATGGGCGGAATAACAAGTATTCCTGTCCCGGCTCCGCTACAAAACTTTGAACAACCGCAAGACCAGCCAACAGCAATGGAATTGTTTAACGCGGGCTATCAATCACCGAGGACCACTACATCGACATAATACAATTCGCGACTGCTGTAATGCGCGCCATAGATACCAAAGAACAGCATATCCAAGAAATAATGACCAACAGTGAAGTAAAAGATTGGGAACATTATAAGAATCTTACTGGGCAAATAACGGCGCTTAATTACATCCGCGAAGAAGTAAAAACTTTATTAAAAAATCAGGAGATAATGTATGACGCCTAGCCCAAGTAATTTAGCCATGGAAGAAGAATGGAAGAAGAAAGAGGAAGAAAAAGCACCCCTTCAAAAAGCGTACGATTCAGGAAAGAAAAAAGGCGACGCAACAACGCTTAACCCAGAAAAGCTAGACTCAGAACTACTCGACCAATTACCTTCACCTACTGGGTGGAGAATTATGATATTACCGTACAGGGGCCAAGGACAAACCGAAGGAGGCATTGTTCTTACAAGTGAAACAATGGAAAGGCAACAAGCCGGAACCGTTTTAGGCTATGTATTAAAAGTCGGAGCACAAGCGTACGACGGAAAAAGATTTTCTGATGGTCCTTGGTGTAAACCAGGAGATTGGGTATTGATAGGAAGATACTCAGGCTCCCGCATACAGATACAGGGCGGAGAAATAAAGCTACTGAACGATGATGAAATTATCGCTACAGTACCTGACCCAGAAGCAATTATGCATCAATTTTAATAACCATGGAGAAGAACCATGCCTGACCTTAATAAAAGATCCGCGGAGGAACTTGTACAGTTAGATGATACAGGTCCTGAAGTCGATATAGAAATAGACGAAGACTCTACTTTACCCATCACACCCAAACAGCCCGAAAAGCCGTTGTTGGATGATGCGTTAGTAGAACCAGAAGTAGACATAATCACAGAAGACAACGAACATGAAGAATACAGTAAGGGGGTCAAGAAACGTATTGACAAACTTACTGGAAAACTTCGTGAAGCAGAACGCCGTGAACAAGCAGCAACTGCGTACGCTAAAAACGTGCAAACCGAAAATAAAACTTTACAAGAACAAAAAACAAATCTCGACGGTAATTATATAATTGCAGAAGCAAATAGAATTACTGCCGAAACCGAAGCAACGAAGAACACACTAAGAAAAGCGAACGAAGAACATGACGTAGACACACAAACGAATGCACAACAAAAACTAGCTGCTCTTGCGGTCGAGGCTCAACGTGTACAAGCTTTGAATCAAGAGAGATCTGCCAAAACTGGTCAGGTCACAGCACCACAACAGTTTAATCAAGAAGTTCAACAGCAGCCTGCACCACAACCTGAACCGGATCCTAAAGCTCAATCTTGGGCGGAAGACAATCCTTGGTTCGGAAATGATCGTGCTATGACTATGACTTCTTTTGTAATTCACCAAGATCTCATGAACGAAGGGTTTGACGCCACAAGTAATGAGTACTATAGTGAAGTTAATAAAAGAATTCGTGATGATTTTCCTAACAAATTTGATAGAGAAATCACGCAAACGAACCGACCCGCTCAGGCGGTAGCCCCTGCTAAACGCAGTGCTAAAGCTGGGCGCAAAACTGTGAGACTCACACCTTCACAGGTTGCAATAGCAAATAAATTGGGTGTGCCTTTAGAAGAGTACGCGAAATATGTTGAATAACGTGGAGTTAACATGACAGATAAAGATAATAAAGACGAAAGTCGAGAACCACGCGAAGCCCAGACTCGTGAGAAGAAATCCTCACGCAAACCTTGGGCTCCACCGTCCGCTTTGGACGCACCTACACCACCTGATGGATACGCTCACAGATGGGTAAGAATGGAAGTAAGGGGCCAAGACGATTCCAAAAACGTTATGGCTAGACTTCGTGAAGGATGGGTACCTGTGAGAGCAGATGAATATCCAGACTTTGATTCTCCTACCGTTGATGAAGGTAAATTCGCAGGAGTGATAGGAGTTGGGGGATTGATTCTTTGTAGAATCCCTGTCGAGACTATACAGGAGAGATCTGAGTATTTTGCGAGTAAAACGCAGAACCAGATGGATGCTGTAGATAACGACATGATGAAAGAAGGAACTCATCCCAGTATGTCTATCAATAGACCCGATAGACAATCTCGCGTAACAATTGGTGGGACTCAAAGTTCAAAGAACTAAGAGTCCTTTATAATAATTCTTGGAAATAGAGAAATAAAATGGCAAATGTAGACAAGGCCTTTGGCCTAAGACCCTATAAGGGACTTAATGTCGGTTCAGCCGTTCAGCAAGCAAATAAATATAGTATTGATCCTTCGGGATATGGCACAGCCATATACCAAGGCGATTTAGTTATATTTGCAGGTGGATATATCAACAGATCAGCAGCAGGTTCTGCTAATAACGTTGGTGTGTTTTCACATGTATATTATGTTGCTACTGACGGTACTCCTACCTATAAGAATTACTATCCAGCATCTACAACGGCACTTGGTGGCGGAGCTATAGACGTATTCGTCTATGACGACCCTAATCAATTGTTTGTTGTTCAAGCGGATGGTGCTTCGGCTGTAACATGTATTGGCAGAAATGCTGACACAGACGGCATAGGTGGAAGTTCAACAACTGGCGTCTCCACTCGCGAACTAGACTCTAGCACCATAGCAACTACTCAAGCACTTCAGCTTAAAATAGTAGGAGTTGTCCAAGATGATTCAAACGGAGATCTCACAAGCAATAACGCTAATTTGGTAGTACAAATTAACGAGCATGCTTACAGAGGTCCTGTTGCAGGAACTTAAGGAGTAATTTAAATGGCTATTAGTAGAGCACAATTAGTTAAAGAATTGCTTCCAGGACTTAATGCATTATTCGGACTCGAATATGATCGTTATGATAGGGAACATGAAGAAATTTATGAAACCGAATCTAGTGATCGTGCTTTTGAAGAAGAAGTAATGTTGACAGGTTTTGACGCAGCACCCGTTAAATCAGAAGGGGCAGGCGTAGCATTTGATTCGGCTCAAGAGGCCTTCACATCGCGCTACTCTCACGAAACTATAGCACTGGCTTTCAGCATCACCGAAGAAGCGGTCGAGGATAATTTATACGACAGATTGTCGGCTAGATACACTCGCGCGCTTGCTCGTAGCATGTCGAACACCAAGCAAGTCAAAGCGGCTTCAGTATTAAACAATGCATTCTCATCAAGTTACCTCGGAGGCGACGGTAAAGAGCTTTGCGCAACGGATCACCCAACTGTGGGTGGACCTAATTTGCGTAATGAACTTTCTACCGCATCGGATCTAAGCGAAACTTCATTAGAACAAGCATTGATTGATATTGCAGCTTACACTGACGAGCGTGGTTTAAAAGTAGCACTACAAGGAACGAAATTGATCATTCCTAAAGAGCTACAGTTCACTGCTGACAGATTGTTGGAAACACCAGGCAGAGTCGGAACCGCAGATAATGATATAAACGCAATGCGTAACATGGGCATGGTCCCAGAAGGTTACACTGTGAATCATTACCTCACCGACACTGACGCATGGTTCATTAAGACTGATTGTCCGAACGGATTTAAAATGTTTAATCGTTCGCCAATCAGAACTTCAATGGAAGCTGATTTTGATACAGGGAATGTTCGCTATAAGGCTAGAGAAAGATACTCGTTCGGTTGGTCCGACCCACGAGCAGTATTTGGTAGCCCTGGAGCATAAGTTTAACTTATCTTAAATGGAACCCGGGCGGGGGTTTCTTACTCAACCCGCCCACTTTATTTACATACCCCCATTTTTTCTGATATAGTAGAATTACTAGGATAATTATATTTGTTTTATCGACTGACCTAGCAGACGAGCCGAGACGATAAGACTTATTTTTTCAGGAGAAAAAATTATGGCAAATTCAAGTTTTAGCGGACCAGTCAGGTCCAAAAACGGATTTATAACTTATCGAGTTAACTCCTCAACAGGAGCAGAGACTACTTACGGAACTAGAGAAGGTGGCGCGTACCAAATTGGTAGCACAACTGGAACAAGTTCAATACTAGGTTTTGCACCCACGGACTTTTTCACTGGTAAGGGATCAAACCCAGACTCAATTATTAACCCTTTTACAAGTGGTACTACTTCAGTAACCGATTCTTTAGGAAATGATATTCCTTTAGGTTCAGTTCTTTACTACGGTGATAGAGTATTTAGATACGGCCTAGCAGGTGGTGTTGCGTTAACAGCAGGAAAACTTGTTCAAACAGCCGTTGGAACAAAAGCTGATCACCAAGATTTAGCCCCAACAGCAGCAGTTGCAGCGGGTGAGTATGAGATTTCAGTAGAAACAGCAGGGACTGACCTTACTTTAAATCAGTACGCAGGTGGTTATCTTTACGTTAATGATGGTGCGGGCGAAGGGCAATGTTTAAAAATTAAGTCTAATCCAGTACACGATCACAGTTCTGATCCTTCAGTTGTAATAACATGCCACGATGCACTAGCTACAGCAGTAGCAACTTCGTCTAAAGTTTCATTAATAGCAGATCCTTGGACCGCAGTTCTAGTTGCACCAGCAGCAGAAACTGGCGCAGCAATGGGTTGTCCAGTTGTTGACATGGCAGCCAGTGCTTACGGTTGGTTCCAAACTTATGGACCAGCAGCAGTATTGACAGTAGGAACTATAGTGCTTGGGCATAACGTAGTTAGATCAGCAACAGTTGCAGGTGGCGTAGCTCCAGCAACAAGCGACATTTTAGATATCGTTGGTACGTGTATGTTGGTTGATGTAACCACGGATTACTCATTAATTAAACTTAATATATAAGTAGGAGTAAATTATGGCTGGTCGAATGACAGGCTCTGATGTAACGGCGGTCTTTATTACCGCCGATACTACAGCTTTAGATGCCGATGGAATATCAGTTGCAGCAGCAGTTGGAAATAACGCAGCACTTGTAATAGGTGGCGCGTTGGCTTCTGGCGGTGCGGTTGCTCTTGATTCTGGGAGAATAGTTACTATTCTTTCTGCTGGGAATGATGCAGCTAAATCATTTACTGTTACAGGTACTGATGTTAATGGCGATGCTCAAACAGAGTCAATAACAGGTGCTAATGCAGGAACAGCTACTGGATCTAAATAT